AATTTACCAATACCCATAATCAGTGGCTTTTGTTTCTCTACCCATGCCACAGCCCCAGCCGCAAACGCTTGAAATGCTTCTCCCAAATCCTTTACTTCAGGCATAAATTGTTTTCCTAAGACTTGTAGGAATACGACGAACGACTTTTTTAGCCTGTCTAATTGAAATGCAAGGGTTTCCGACATCTTCTTATAGGCTTCTTCTGTTGCGCCTGCGGAATTTTGCATCGCCAATACGTCTTGTTTTAATTCAGCATTATTAGATGCCGCTGGTAGTACCCCCATCAATGCTCGGACGTTAGGGAACATCGTGGCAATTTCTTTACCACTACGCTCACTTAGCTTCTCTAGGAATCCCGGAAGCCCTCCCATATGCTGTATTGCCTCTGGACTCATTGCCATACCGAAGATTCGTTCAAACTCATCTGCCGATTGTTTAGCAGGCTTTAATAACGACGCCAATGCTTGCCGGATCGCAGTTACGGCAACCTCGGTCTGAACACCATTACGGGTTAGCAAGGCTATCGTTGCCGTGACCTCTTCAAACGCTACACCTACCTCCGATGAAACCGCCGTCAGCTTACCTAAGAACTGGGCAAGCTCCGCAAAGGTTGTTTTACCTCGCTTAATTGTGGCAAATAGAATGTCACTCACCTCTGTCGCTTGAGAGGCCTGCATGTTGTAGCTATTCAAAACCGTGGTTATTAGGTCGGCGGCTGTGGTCGTATCAGACAATCCGGCAATTGCCGCTTTCGCTGAGGCATGTAGCACACCAAGTGCTTTACTTGCATCAATCGTCGCTGAAAGAATTTGGTAAAGCCCCTTTGCTAGTGTTCCTGTCGATTCACCAAACTGCATAGACATACGCTGAATTTCACTACTAAAGCGTTTCATATGCTGTGCCGGTTTGTCGAGCATGGTAGACACTTCGGCCATTTGCTTTTCAAACGCAGCAAACGATCTGAGCGCGGCGACAATGGGCGCACCAATCATCCCTGCGGTAACTGCCATGCGTCGGCTGAAGGTCGCCATACGAGCAGAGAAACGCATTAGGTTGCGTTGTGCGGCATGAAGTCCTTTTCTAGTCTCGTCTTTAATGGCGAGTTGAACATAGGCTTTCCCAGCTTCGATAGCTCCGGTGGCTGATCCTACCATTACCTCAACTCCATTGATTCGTTAAACATATTTCTGTTGTGAACATTTATCTTCTTTTGTGTTTTCTGGACGATGGAGTTTTTAAGTCCTTTCGCTAAGTCGGCTTTCTTTAACAAGTCATTGCGGAGAAAGTCCATTGATTTCCAGAACGCCGGTCGCATATAGGGGCGATGCTTATACGTGACCGTCTTGGTCTTCATTTGACCTTTCATACCACCAATGATTAACTGCCCAAACTCGTTTGGTTGGAACGCCACTTTTCGTTCCACTCGGCCACCGTATTCCATTAACTCGGCAATGTTTCTCGCCGCTGGTAGTGGGCCGATAACGACCGACAAGTCGTTGAAATCAACGCTGTATTTAATTAGCTTCCGCAGTAGTGGATTAGTATGGGCGTATGGTGGTTCGCCTGGTTTTGAGGCAGGGAAGCCATAGTACGGTAAATCCACATAGCCACTTGGCGTGAATAGTTCCTGCTGTACGAGTTGACCCCGACCCGCTGCCCGTATTGTCACCCGCCTCACGAAGCGCGGGTTGAGTACCTTCTTCTTCCGGTAACGCATTGACTGCTTGGCGGTTTTACGAACGTAAGCACCAAATTTGTGAAGCACCTGTTTCAGTTCATAATTGAACTTGCGTTCCTTCTGGAAGGCTTTTTTAATAACAACATTATTCATTTGAGCAACGACAGTGATAGCACCTCGCATACCAGAATGTCTACGAATTGATGCAGCGAGAGGACTGTGTGTTGCTACGCCTGGACGAGAGAACGAACGACTAAGATCGAGTCCCTTGCCTCGCCAGTTATTGGCCGTGGCCGAAACCTTCGTGAATATAGGAGATACCATTAGTTTTCTCGGTTTGGATCATTAGCCGGTAAGAACGCTTTAAGTGCTTCTACCCCGACCATCTGTTTCGGTACGGTTCTCTTTTTTTGAATCTCCATCGGATGAAGGTCTTTAGGACTAACAGCCTTCGCACCTTTTTTGCGATTTTGATTGATTGTTAATGCCATCATGTTGGCAGTATGCCACCAATCGCTTTCCATCCTTGCGTTAGCCATATGACATAGCTCTCGCATTGTTAACGGGTTGGGATCGACTCCGACGATTCCAGCGAGCTTGTAGATTTCAATCCAGAGATCGCATCGTTGATCGCTTGTTTCTTTGTCTTCGCCATCTGCTGATCCATCTCCTGTTCGATCTTCTCGTCTTCCAGAAGCTCCAGCATCTGATCGTTCGTTTTGTCCGTGTGGTTTGTCGCCTTTTCCCAAAGCCTGCGTATCCACACTCGCTTCTTTGGATTTGGGAAAAAATCAATGAGTGCTTCCACCATTGCGTTAATCCCCTCGAACAGCACATCGCCGTACAAAGACTGCCCGAATTCAATATCGCTAATCTCGTTTTTGTCAGCCTGCGAGCTGCATAACACGTAGAGAATATCCACACTCTTCACAATGTCGCCCGTCAAAAGAGTCAGCGTCTCGTGAACCTGCTCATCAAGCAAGTCCACATCGAGACGCTGTTTAACCTCTTTAACCAGGTGAACCGTAAGTTGGACGTTCCATACCCGTCCTTCCGTATCCGTAAACTTTGACATTTTGCGCCCTTCCAGAAGTTATTAGGAGATAGTAGTCCAAGCCGGTGCGGTGGCGTTATAACTCGGTTGCAGTGTTACATCGACCATGACCGCCTCTTCCAAGTTCTGTGGCTCGGAGAAGTTGGTTACGTTCATAAAAGCAATGAGTCCTTGCGAACCCGATGTTGCAATATCACCATCCATAGCCGCGATTTTGATTTCACGAGCAGCGGCGGTAGATGCCATAAATGCTGTTTGAAGTGCTGTAAAGTCAGCATCCGTAGTGTCGTATACCATTTGGAAAGTGACTGTACCATCACGCAGCGTCGAGACGTTTTGACGCCAACCATTTCCACCACGGGTTGTTACATCCGCAACACCCATTTCCATGTTTATGGTGAGATCACGCACGTTGCCGATCTCTTCCCACGTGCCACTGCTATCACGATACAGCTTGCACTCTAGTCCTAATTTAATAGCCACGTTTCACCTATTTAATTTCTAAGTACGTTATGGAAAACACAGCGAGATATTCGTTGCGTTCGTTAAGTATTTCGAGATCGTATAAGGATGCTGTTTGCGCGCCTGTAAAGACGGCGTTAGACATCTGGACACGATCAAGAGATTCAATCACCTCCTCGGCGAAGTACATTTCTGGTGCAATATCAGGTTCTTTCGATGCGGCAACAGGACACCGAATCACCATGTTGAAGGTGTAGATGTACTGGTTGTCTTTGCGGTTAGCGAAAGTGATCGCTTTGGCGGCAGGAAAGACTGTTACTTCAGCAGTTTGTAAATCTTCTCGTTCAAAATCTGGCAGATAGTCCAGCGTGCATGAAAACGACTTGCTAAGTGATTGAGCATTAAGATGCGTAACAATCGCATTACCAATATCCGTTTCTCTTGCGTTAGGCATTAGGCTGTCTGCTTGGTATAAACTCGAAGAACTTTTCGATACGGATCGGCGTATTTGAAGTAACGGTTGCCGTTGCTAAGAACGGGGTAGGTATACTCCACACCTTCCACGGTTTCGGTGATAGTATCACCACGCTCAGGAAGAACCGCCTTACCGCTGATTACCAAGTCCTCGGCAGGAAACACAAAGTCACGGCTTTCGACCGTTTCCATGTAGCCCTCACCCGAAGTTTGAACAAACTCCGTACTTCCTGGCACAGCGGTAATAGCCACATTGCGGTCGCCACGGGCATAACGGATTGTTATGCCAGCAGCGAGTTGCAATGTTCTATAGGCAGCGGTTATTTCCGAAGCTAAAGCCATTAAACGATCAACGCTTCCGTGTTACTCACGGCATCGCTCAGAATAATCGGAATGTTAAATGCCGAATCTGGAATCGTTGCAGGCTGGCCGGTTGGCGAGTAGCTTGTTCTCGACCGTTGCAATTGGCCTAGACTCCGGCGTGACATTACGAGCATGTCTGGGCCTCGACCGGCGGGGAATGTCTCAAGCAATTGAGAAATCAAATCGTCGGTTAAGCCTTTACCGGAATCTTCGGTCAGGTTAGCTAAACGACCGGCAGACCATGCTGATCCGTAGATCAAACCACAGTAACCAGTGACAGGCGTGAAGTAGCTAGGGAAGTTGCCAGTAGTCGCACCAGCGGTACGAATAATCGTGGTATCCTTAGCTTCGATAACACCTTCATTTCCCCACGCAAGCTGAACATCGTTGAAGCCAGACCTCACGGCCCAGACAGACGAAGCTGTGTCAGCAGTTGTGCCGCCAGCACCTACAACGGTTGCGTCTGCAAGGTTGTTAAGCTCATCACCTAAAGCGGCGAAGCCATTGGTAGCTGCTCCGTAAAGAACTTCCTGTTCAATCTTGAACATCAGTGCTTCCATATGCGTTCTCAT